GACCTAGAATTTAACGAAAAACCTACAATAACAGGTTTAGCAATGGTTTGTGGTTTTTATGGCAGATCACAATTTTATGAGTACATGGAATACCCTGAATTCTCCGACTTACTAAAAGTAGCGAGAACATTTGTTGAGTCAAGTTATGAGCGTTCTCTCAATAAAAACAACGGTGCTGCGGGTCCTATTTTTGCATTAAAACAATTTGGTTGGAAGGATACCATTGAGCAAACTAATACCGATGGAAATGTTGATCCTGAAACATTAAAGAAAGAGATAGCAAGCCTTATTAAATCTGAACAAATAATGTAGTGTATTAATACACCTCTTTTAGTTCAGCCTCCCCTTAGCCACGATTCTAACTTTAAGAGGTGTTAATTATTAGTTGACATCTATTAATATATAAAATAAAATATATATGCACCCTCAAATAATTAAGCTTGTAAAAGTCTTTCATAATTATTATTACCTAACTAGAGGGTGCAATACAGTCTATTATTAGTTGACACCTGTTAACAGATACGTTATTATATTATATACAATATAATTGGAGGTAATAATATGACTATAAATTCTTTAGATAAAAAATTAATAGTAGACTATGTGAAAAAAAAACCATTAGATTTGATAAATGCTAATGATGATATAAAAAACAACAAAGAGGTTGTTATTGCTGCGGTTACAAAAGACGGTAAGGTATTTCAATATGTTAGTGACGAATTGAAAAATGATAAAGACGTTGCGCTAGCAGCGGTTAATCAATTTCCGCATAGTCTTTATTTTGTTAGTGATGAACTAAAAAAAGATAAAGATATTGTGATAGCAGCGGTAAGTAAAAAGCCATCAACATTTCAATATATAAAAAATGATTTAAGAAAAGATAAAGATATTATAATGTCAGCATTAAAAAAATATGCTACATCCACGCAACATACTACAGAAAAAATAATAAATGAATTAATGGATTATTTAAAATAATGAATACAAAATATTATACAGATCCTTATGCCGGTAAAGTATGGGGATCGCCTGATTTTGAGAATGGTTTTCGTCTTAATTACCTCACTGAGCAACAAAGCAATAATAAGGAATTTATGCTTAGTGCTATACAACAAAGCCCTGGGTCACTTAAATATGCCAGTGAAGAACTAAGAAACGATAAGGAGTTTATACTTACCGCTGTGAAAGATTCAGGTCATGTACTTGAATACGTCTATGACGAATTCAAAAATGATAAAGAAATTGTACTTGCCGCTATCAAAGATTATGGTCCGGCACTTGAATTCACCGGTTTCAAACTAAAAAATGAGAAAGAGGTTGTGCTTGAAGCTGTGAAACAGGAGCGTGGGGCACTTGAATATGCAAGTGCTAAATTCAGAAATGATAAAGAGGTTGTTCTTGCTGCTGTGAAACATAATGGTTATCATCTTAAATACGCAAGTCATGAGTTAAAAAATGATAAAGAAGTTGTTCTTGCAGCTATTGATAAGCATGGTGTGGCAATTCACCAATATGTCGGTGACGATCGAAATAGTAAGTCATTTCAATATGCCAGTGAAGAACTCAAAAATAATAGAGAATTTGTTATTGAAGCTATGAAAAAAAATGGGATGGTGCTTGAATATGCACCAAGCTTTCAAAACGATAAAAAGGTTGTTCTTGCGGCTGTAAAACAGAATGGTTTTGCACTTGAATTTGCCAGTGATTCCCTGAAAAATGATAAACAAGTTGTACTTGTCGCTGTAAATATGGATGGTATAGAATCTTACTATAAATCAATTCTTGAATTTGCCAGTGATGAATTAAAAAACGATAAAGATGTTGTGCTTGCTGCTGTAAAAAAGTATGGTTATGCATTTAAACATGCCAGTGCTTATTTAAAAAAAGATAAAAAGTTTGTATTTGAAGCGGTCAAAGAGAATGCTAAAGCACTTTTTTTTGCCCCAAGCTTTAATAACGATAAGCAATTTGTACGCGCTGCTGTAAAGCAGAATGCCGAGGCAGTTGAACACGCATGTTATTTCTTACAAAAAGATAAAGATTTTTTACGTACCCTTGTAAAACAAAATCGTGAGGTTCTTAACTACCTTAATGATGATTATGAGTTTATTTTCAGATGATAATATATGATGATAAAGAAAAAGCAATTGCCGCTGTGAAACAGAATCCTTGGGTACTTCCATACATTAGTGACGACCTAAAAAACGATAAAGAGGTTGTCCTTGCTGCTGTAAAAGAAAACGGTTGGACACTTCAATGCGCCAGTGATGAACTAAGAAACAATTTAGAGGTTGTACTTGCTGCTGTGAAACAGAATTGGATGTCACTTAACTACGCCAGTGATGAGCTAAAAAATGATAAAGAAGTTGTCATTGCTGCTGTAAAACAGAACGGTTGGGCACTTGAATTCGCCAGTGATGAGCTAAAAAATGATAAAGAAGTTGTCCTTGCCGCTGTGAAAGAGAATGGTTTTGCACTTCATTACGTTAGTGAAGAACTAAAAAACAATAAAGAGGTTGTCATTGCCGCTGTAAAAGAGAATGTATATGCACTTCAATGCGCAAGTAAAGAACTTCAAGGAAGTTTAAGGAGTTTTAATAATGAGAATATATAATGATAAAGAAAAAGCAATTGCAGCTGTAAAAGAGGATGGTGGTAGACTTCAATACGCCAGTTATGAACTAAGAAACGACAAAGAGGTTGTCCTTGCCGCTGTGAAACAGGATGGTTTGGCACTTTTTTTTGCCAGTGACGACCTAAAAAACAATAAAGATGTTGTCCTTGCCGCTGTGAAACAGGAGGGTTTTGCACTTCAACGCGCTAGTTATGAACTAAAAAACAATAAAGATGTTGTCCTTGCCGCTGTGAAACAGGAGGGTTTTGCACTTGAATACGCCAGTGACGACCTAAGAAACGATAAAGAGGTTGTCCTTGCCGCTGTGAAAGAGCGTGGTTCTGCACTTCAATACGCCAGTGACGACCTAAGAAACAATAAAGAGGTTGTCCTTGCCGCTGTGAATCAGAATGGTTGGGCACTTCGATACGCTAGTGAAGAACTTCAAGAAAGTTTAAGGAGATTTAATAATGATAATATATAATGATAAAGAAAAAGCAATTGCAGCTGTAAAAGAGGATGGTGGTAGACTTCAATACGCCAGTGATGACCTAAAAAACAATAAAGAGGTTGTCCTTGCCGCTGTGAATCAGTATGGTGGTGCACTTCGATTCGCCAGTGAAGAACTAAGAAACGACAAAGAGTTTGTCCTTGCCGCTGTAAAACAGAATTGTGATGCAATTCAATACGCCAGTTATGAACTAAGAAATGATAAAGAGTTTATCCTTGCTGCTGTGAAAAAGAGTGGTTGGGCACTTGAATTCGCCAGTGCCGACCTAAGTAACAATAAAGAGGTTGTCCTTGCCGCTGTGAAAGAGCATGGCTGGGTACTTCAATTCGCTAGTGACGACCTAAGAAACAATCCAGAGGTTGTCCTTGCCGCTGTGAAAGAGCGTGCTTCTGCACTTTATTGCGCCAGTGACGACCTAAGAAACGATAAAGAGTTTGTCCTTTCCGCTGTGAAAGAGCGTGCTTCTGCACTTTATTGCGCCAGTGACGACCTAAGAAACGATAAAGAGTTTGTCATTGCCGCTGTGAAACAGAATGGTGATGCACTTCAATACGCTAGTGAAGAACTTCAAGAAAGTTTAAGGAGATTTAATAATGAGAATATATGATGATAAAGAAAAAGCAATTGCCGCTGTGAAAGAGAATGGTTGGGCGCTTGAATACGCTAGTGCCGAACTAAGAAACGATAAAGAGGTTGTACTTTATGCTGTGAAACAGGATGGTTGGGCACTTCAATACGCTAGTGATAAGCTAAAAAACGATAAAGAGGTTGTACTTGTAGCTGTGAATCTAGATTATGAGAAAGTTTTAGACTGTGAGTGCAATTATTCGGTACTTAAATGGGCTAGTTGGGAACTAAGAAATGATAAAGAAGTTGTTTTAGCTGCTGTGAAAGAGAATGTATATGCACTTCAATGCGCAAGTGACGACCTAAGAAAGGATAAAGAGGTTGTCCTTGCCGCTGTGAAAAAGAATGGTTCTACACTTCAATACGCTAGTGACGACCTAAGAACCGATAAAGAGTTTGTCCTTGCCGCTGTGAAAAAGAGTGGTTTTGCACTTCAATTCGCCAGTGATGAATTAAAAAACAATAAAGATGTTGTACTTTATGCTGTGAAACAGGATGGTTGGGCACTTCAATACGCTAGTGACGACCTAAGAAACAATTCAGATGTTGTCCTTGCCGCTGTGAATCAGAGTGGTTTGGCACTTCAATACGCCAGTGATAAGATAAAAAATGATAAAGAGGTTGTCCTTGCTGCTGTGAAACAAGATGGTTTTGCACTTCACTACGCCAGTGACGACCTAAGAAACAATTCAGATGTTGTCCTTGCCGCTGTGAAAAAGGATGGTGATGCACTTAAATACGCTAGTGAAGGAATTAAAAAAAGTTTAGGGTTTTTTTCACAATATAAAAATTGATAAGGATCTTATAGGGAGTATGTGATGAGTTTTTTTCAAGCAGATTTTAATTGGGGCCAATATTTTTTCGAATCAGTTTTTGGATTTATTATAGCTATTGGTTTGATATATCTTTCATTATTTTTAATAAAAATTATTTTAGATATAATTCTTTATATTATTGAATAATCTATGAATAATTTAATACATTTAAGAAATAAATTATTAAAATATAAACAATATAGAAATGAAAACATGCTTGATTTCATGCAATGGGAAAAGTATGAAAAACAATTCAAGATGCGTAATACTATAATTGATCGCATAAAATATGGCGGTGAAAAAAAAATATTTGTTACATTTGGCGGTAACAGATCGGGAAAAACTGAATTAGGTGCCGGTGTTGTCGCACAAATTCTTGAAGAAGTGCCTAATATACAAATTATGTGCGCAACAGTTGATTATAAATTAAGTGTACAAGTTCAACAGGCCAAAATAAATAAATTAATTAAAAAAAGTGAAGTAGACTACGGAAAATATAATCCAATTAGAGGTTATAATAATGATATTCTTTTAATGAAAAATGGTGCTAAATCAATATTTAGATCATATCAACAAGGTAGGGAAGCAATTCAAGGTATGGATCTTGATTTAATTTGGTTAGATGAGGAATGTCCCTGGGACTTTTACCAAGAATCACTAGCTAGAACAACAGATAGAGATGGTGTTGTTATGTTTACATTTACATCGCTTAGTGGGTTTACAAGGTTAGTCAATTTTTTATGGGAATCAAATAACAAGCTAGTTGAAACAACTGTTTTAAGCATACTTGATAACCCTTTTATTTCAGAACAAGCAAAAGAAAATTATTTAACAACCGTTGACCCCGATGAATATGAAAGTCGGGTATTAGGTAAACCGCATTTATCACAAGGGTTAGTTTATAAAGAATTTGGAGAAATTAATAAGGTAGATAGATTTAATTATAAAAGAATGATTAAAGATAATCCTGGTAGATATGAGTTGCATGAGGGCGTCGACCCCCACGAAAAAACTTGTCATCATTGGTGTCGATTTTTATATGATCATCAAGAAGATACAATATATGTTGTTGAAGAACTTAAAGCACCTGTAGAATCAATGATTATTGCCGATTATGCTAGGATGATTATAACTAAAAGAGATGGTCTAAAGCCTTTATTTTGTCAGATAGATACATCATCACAGAAACCAGATGTTATATTTAGACATCCAGATGAAGATCAAGAAAACAATCATACGATTCGCTTGGAATTTCAAAGAAATGGTATTGATACTATACTTTGTGCGAAAGACAATGCAATGGGTATAAATGCTGTTAAGAAACGTATCAAAGTCGTCAAAACTATATCAGGTGAGGTTAAACGAAAACCTAAGTTATATGTGTTTAATGACTTAACTGGGGTGCTTTGGGAATTTAGTCGATATAGTTGGGATACTTATGCAACGGCTAAAATGCAAGATAAAAAAGAAATGATTAACAAACCATTAAAAAAAGATGATCACTTTATGGATATAATAAAATATGAATGTATTAAAATGGAGCGACAAGAAATAGAATCACCTGAATGGATTGATGATCGTAAGTATGGGGCTATGGGTTATTAATAGTTGACAATTATTAACTCATGATTCATAATATAATCATGAAAAAAATAATAGCAAATAAAAATGAAATATTTAAAAAATGCACAATACCAAGGCAATTAGAGCAAGAGTTTGAATCTGTATTAATTCAAGATAATTTTTCATATTTAAATAATAACTTTAGGTATCCATATCCAGGGGAAAGACTAGATATAGATTCACCACATTTTGTTTCTTATGGTTTTGGTATAAAAGCAAAAACAAAGCCATCTATTGCTATAAAAAGTATTTTTCAAAATATAACACACGGGAAAATAGACTGTGAAAGAGCTGTTTTAATTACTAAGTATAATGAAATTTTAAGAAACATAGGTGATGAATCATTTGATAATTTATTTAAAAGTAACCCATTAAGAATAACGTCATCATTACCATTTTATAATTACCCTAGAGCATTTAAAGGTATAAAGGTTGATATGATAGATTCATGTGATGAATTAATTATTGGTGATTGGCTATATTTAGAAAACGATCAAAATAAATTAGATGATAATGATAAATTTTTATTTAGTGGTGAGCATGTAATAGTTATTGGATTGAAAAAATACAAAAAAACAAATAATGAAGAAAATATAGTGTTAATGGGTTTTACTGCAAACTCTAATTATGAAAAGATGAGTTATTCTGAATGGAATAAAGAAATATTCAAAGGAAATTTAAAAGGTTTTTTTAAAAAAGACAATAAAATAGTTGTCCGTAGAATAGACAGAGAACTGTTACAATATTAATTATTTATGTTCAAATCAATAAATAATATCTATTGACTTTTTTTTACAGATATGTATACTAACCGGTATATATGGCAAGCGAAAATAAGAGTATAAATGAAAAAAATAATGTTGAAGATAACAAGGATCGTGAAGCATTAGATTTTTTTGGATCTCTTAAATCTGGATATCAAAATGATCGTCAAGTCTGGGAAGAGCGATGGAAACAAGCTCGTGCCGCTGTTTACATGAATGATAATCTTGATGAAGTTTATTCCGGTAGAGCAAATATCAAGTCACCAATAATGTTAATAAAGGTTAATGGTTTAGCTGCTAGAATAGCTCGTATTTTATTTAATACTTATCCTATTGGTAGGGTCGAGGAAAAATTAGCAAATAAAGTTGATGGCGATATTACGCAATTACATAATGATTATATTTTTACTCACCAATTAGATCAAATTGGTTATAAAGAATCGCAAAAACAATTAATAAGAGAAAAGACAATTTTAGGAACGTCTGTCGGAAAAGTTACACAAGAATTTGAAGAAACAGAATTGCAATTTGATGAAGATTTGGAGCCTAAAACAGTTACTGTCAAAGACGATACGTATTTAAGACCAATTTTACTCGAAGAATTTTACAGTGATGTTAATAAGTCTGATATACAAGATAGCCAAGCATGTATCCACTCGACTACTATAAGCATGCAAAGTTTATTATCAGATGAAAAACGACGAGAAACTCGTACGTTTGAATTGTTAGATCCTGAAACTGAGGAAGTTATAGGGGTAGAGGAAGAATCTATAGAAACAGGTGTGTATAAAAATCTTAATTTATTGCAATTAGATGGAAATAATATAACACAAGAGCAGGAAGAATATGCTCAATATATGAATTGGTCACAAAAATCTACCAGAGCATTTCAAAAAAGTTTAAAAGAAATTAGAAAAACAGGTTTTGTCGAAATTGATGAATGTTATGGATTATTTGATTTAAATGGCGATGGCAATATGGAAGAAGTCATCTGCACTATTGCCGCCGGTAAAATAGTTATTCGATTAGAACCGTCACCATTTAAACATAAAAGATATACTAGACCGTTTATTGTTGGTAAATATTTGCCAATTCAAAATTGTCTTTATGGAATGAGCAATGTTATTGCTGGACATAATTTATTGCAAGAATATAACGCAAGCAGAGCACAAGCAACGGATGCAAAAACGAGAAGTGTTGCACCTATGTGGTATATGGATCAAACCAAAACTGTGGTTTGGGATGGTGTTTGGCGACCTAATGGTATAATTAAAGGTCAAGGCTCATCGGGTATGACACCAATTATAAACCCGAATTTAAGTAATGTGCCTTTACAAGATAGCCAAATCATCGCGCAAGATATTGATAGATTATGGTCGCTGTCCCCCGTTCAAGAGGGCACAACAGATCCGGGGTTAATTCCTTCCACCGCTAGGGGTACAATGGCCGTAATCTCCCAAAATGATATGCCTATTAATGACATAATTGATAACACCATTGAATTTGAAATGAAAAAATTTATTGAAATGTTACTAGAGCGTAACATAACCTTTAAAACGTTAGACGATTATACAATTGTATGGCCAGAAGAAAAAATTATGGCTTTAAAAGAGAATCTAGAAATTGATAAAATGTCTGATTTATTTGCTGACTTTAATGTTAGAATCTTGGGTAATTTAGAGTTGTCAAACGAGATTTCACAACAACAAGGGTATACACAATTTGCACAGTTTGCAGCATCCGTTCCACAAATTAATCAACGAATTAACTGGACAGCATATAGTGATAAATTATTGCGGTCATTTGGTATAAAAGACGATGCAGTAAATGATATTTGGCTAGATGAAGAACAGGTTCAAGCTGCTCAGCAAGCACAGCAAGAAGCGCAGCAACAACAACTACAACAAGCAGAAGCGCTGAGGCAAAAAGAACGTTTAGAGGATATGGAGCAATTTCAATTTGAAACAGAAGTAAAGACAGAGGGTAAAATAGTTGAAAAACAAGCTGAGGCAAGTATCGAAGCTATGACAGGACAAAAAGTTAATTAATGAAAAGATATCTAGATAAAGATGATATAAAAAGAATATATGATACATTGCAATCAGCAAATTTAGCACAAATTGAAAGCTTTTCTACGTTGTACGATGTGGAAGGATTAAGAAATACTGCAATAGAAAGAGAAGCATTAAAAAAAATATATAATTTATTACTAAATGAAATGACGGGAGATGATATTAATGGATAAGGATCAAGAATTAAACGAAAATGTTGATAACTTACAAGAATCGACAGGCCAGATTGAAGCTACTAAAAAAAATAAAGAAGATAAACCAAAAAAAACAAAATCTGTTAAAAAAGATTATAAGTTTGATGAAAAAGTTTATAAGTGCATGGTTCAAGTCGAGGAATCTATAAAAAAACCTGTTTATGAACGTGGTCGAATTAAAGAAGTATTAGTTCCAACTGGCCGAATGATTGATGTAGAAAAATTTAGACCAGATTTTATCAGAGCTAATAAAAATGAAGATGTAGCTAAATGCCGATTTCGTGCAGCACAATATTTTAATGTTAGTGTTGAGCATTTATTAAATGCATATAACGTGCTTAACGGTAAAAAAATGGACGGATTTTATATTACAGATCTAATTGATCGGTTTGGGTTTAGCAAGGGTGCTAAATCAGCGACTAACAGAAGTCGTTTAGCTGAAAAATATGGCCGTATTAATTCACACAGTGTTGATGTTGCTCAATCTAAATTAAAAGATATTTTGAATAATGCAAATGTTAAAAAAGCATATTCTGATTTTGTCAAAGAATTCAAAGAGGAATTTTCAAGAGATACAGACGATAAAGCTGTTTATGGCGAATAATTAAACTAAGTATTAATTATAAGATAAGGACTTAAATAATATGACAACAAACTTTAATGAAGAGATAGACTTAGATAGCATGAGTGAGGAGGAGTTAGACACCTACATGACTCAAATTGAGAATGGTGAAACTAATGTTGACTCCTCGCCGGTGCAAGAAGAGCCTATTCAAACTTCCGACGAAAACACAGACGTAGAAGCTCAAACAGAGGAGACCGAAGAGTCAAACCCCGAGCAAGAAGAAACTGAACCAGTACTAGAGGGCGACGATGTGCCCGAAGCCTACAAAGGCAAAACTGCAAAAGATTTGTTAGAAATGCAAAAGCAAGCTAACACAAAAATCTCACAGCAAAACAATGAGATTTATCAAATGCGAAAACAACTGGAGTCATTGCAGGCGCAACAAAATGCCTTAAATGATAAAGCTATCAAAAACGCAGATGATGAATTGCTCGCTAGTTATCAACAAGATGATATTAATGCTATTAATAGAATCATTGAAAGAAAACTACAAGAGAGAGAGCAAGCTAGTGTTAATGCAAGTTTAGTTGAAAAAGAATCTATTGCAAAAGAACATGATGAGATATGGGCAAACTTGGAAACGTTTAACCCGCAGTTATTTTATTCTATTAAAGAAACTGCAATGCAAACAATGGTTCAAGACCCAGACAATACTTATCATAAAAAAGGATGGCTTAAACAATTCATAGCCACACAAGCGCAGCAATCTATGCAAGAGACTCAAGGTGTTCCACCTTCTGTAGATAAATCTAAACTCAAGCGAAGGGCTGTAACTGTTGGTAGTGGAGCGAAAGTAAATTCCAGAACAATTAATAAATCCTTAGACGAAATGTCTATGGAAGAATACGAAGCGCACATGAAAGCGCAAGGTATTTCTTTTTAATTTGTTTTAGATAATAAGAAGAAAAGCACGACTTAAATCTGAATATTAATAAAACATTTTACTAAATAAAAATTTAGGAGAATGATTATTATGGCGGACCAACAATCCAAACATGCGTCGATTACTAGCGTAGTCGGAACATGGTATTCAAAAAAGGTTTTACAAGATTTCGAGCCAATGACACAGTTTTACAACTTGGCACCTGTTACGGCTCAAATACCAAAGAGTGAAGGGAAAACAATCAACTTTGATCGTTATCTAAAAATTGACGCTCTTTATAAAGATGACACAGACGAATTCACAGCACAGCAATCGTACCTTTCAGCACAAGTTGTTACTGCAACATTGCATGAGCGTGATTCATTTGTGCAATTGTCTCGCTACGCTGTTTTAACTGCTCGAAATAATATTTTAGATAAAGCGGTTAAAATGGTTCAGCAACAAGGTGCAAAAACTATTGATAAATTAGTACGTAACGATATCGGTATGGCTGTTGCTGATGTTGCGGCTGCTTCATCTGTAAATATGAACAACCTAGCCATTGATGGTGGTACATTGAATTCATCTGGTATAACTGCAAGAGTATGGTCACATGATCAAGCTGCATCTGGTGATCGATTCCCAATGTATCATAATAAAACTCGATTAGCACAATCGGCACTTGTTACATCATTCGCAGCATCTGCAATGACTATGAAAACTATTCAGCATGGTGTTTCTGT